ATTTTCGCCGATTGATTCTGATTTTTTTGTTTTTGCATTCATTTTTTTACTATTCTTATATAAATATTCTGCTTGGTAAGCCACAGCTTCGATTACCTCTCTAGGAATAGATTTAAACGTATTTGAATTGTACATTGGAAATTTTCCTAGCTGGTATACCTGGCAAGCAATGGCACCTGTCAAGCCTGTTACAGTCTGGAATGTTAGAACATTACTAGTAGAGCTTAAAACAGGTATTAAAAAGCCTTTCATAGACCCTTCTAACAGCTCAATTACAGTATAAGTAAAGTAATTAGCTGAATGATTTGGGTTAGGGGTAAGAGTCAAAGTGTTTGTTCCAAAGCTGGTATTCGCCGCCTCGAAAAGTTGAACTTGACTGTTAGCCTTCGCAAATGACCCCTCGTAGAAGTCAGATATATAAAGGTCTACCATGCTCTCAGCTTGATTGATTAGCTTGTCGGAGATGTCCCCTTCTGCTAATTCACATATTTGAGAGATAACGATAGGCGAGGTATACTGTCTTAGAGGGGTCATAATTTAGGTTATTCTGATTGGAAAACGTTAATAGCTTCAATAATGTCAGCTTTTACTGTTCGGTCGTCGAAAGTTGACTGTGGGTCTAGCTTTAAAAGAATCTCAAGTAATTCCTTGTTGGTTTTTAGCTTGAGAGGGTCTGTAGATTCTGGCTCGGTGACTGGGGCTTTTGGGGCTTCTACCTCAGCTTCTTGTTTGACTTGAGGGGTTTTACTTTTAGCTTCGTAAGAAGCTTTGTCTTTTTCAGTCTCAAAAGTCGCTTTAAACTCAAGGTATCTTGGGACTTCGGATAATTCACAAGTGAATTTATTGCCAAATTGATTGATTAGACTAAACATAAGTTATTAAATTAAGATTAAGCAACACCTCCTAAAATTGGGAATACTGTAGTTGGTCTGTAGATTTTAGTGCCAAATAATGTTTCCATGTGGTAGTTTTTGTCTCCACCGATAACATTAGGATTGTAAGATTCGGTCAAACGTGTAGCCATGTTGACTGTGTCGTCTCTAACAATAGTCTGATTAACACCAAGGCCATTTCCCGCAGTAGGTAATTCTCTAATAGCTCCTACGATTGAATCAGTTGTAAACGCAAACCCAACTGCTGTGGAAATTGCTGAAAGTGCTGCAAGGTTAGTGTAATCTGTACCTACTCTAGTCGCATTAGAAGGTAAGATTATCATGTTTAGAGTACTTAAAATAATACCATTTGATAAAGTTGAAGAAGCCTCTGGGTTAGCAAGTCTTGAAACTGTAGTATCTTGTAACAATTCTGTGTATTGGTCAGAAGGTAAGATAACAACTTTAGTTTGAGTTTTATCAACTTTAGCGTCGAAGAAAGCCTTCCAAAGTGTAGATAAAAGTTTGTAATTAGTTGCTGTAGCAGCTGCTCCAACTACATTACCGTTGATTCCAGTTAGGTTAAAAGTGTCAAGCATTAATACAGTTTCAATGCTATTACCATGCTGAGCACCAGCTGCGGCTAGAATGTCATTTTCAGGGTTAATATTGGATAATGTAATATCTGCATCGTTAATTGAGAAAGGAGTGCTTGCAATAGACTCTAGAGTCAAAGCAACACTAGTCAAAGTCTGTTTAGGATATGTTACACTTCCACCTGTTGAAGTTACAATGTTAGTTGTAATTGTTGGTACGATTGGGATAGATAGAGTAGCACCTCTTGAATATGAACCTGTGCTTGTTAAAAATTCACTGTCATTTTTGAAAAATTGTTTTAAAACGTTGTTATAAGCTAAAGGTTTAAGAAGTCTGTTAGCTAAAAGTGTTGATTTGGCTTGCGCAATTGAAGCGTTGGTTGTTATAGGCATATTAATATGTATTGATAGGGGTTGTTATGAATTGATTGCATCGTAGAGTTCCTTGTCTGTGTACCCTTTGTATGCGGAGTTTGATTTGTTTTCTGTCAGAATCGAAACTGCTTTTTCTTTAGTCAGTGTCTGATTTTCACTATTTTTAGCGACTCCAGCACCTACTTTTCCAGCAGGTCCAGCTTTAAGCTCGGCGAATAGACTTGGTTTGTTTGCCTTAAGATTATCCACAACCTCGCTTAGATTTTTAGGAAGGTTAGATTCGTCAAATTCTATTTGAGATGTGATTGAAGGCAAGATTAAATCTATCAGTTCAGCATTGATTCCAGATTTCGCCAATTCTTTCTCAAGTAAGCTTTGTCTTTTTTCAGTCTGATACTTAGATGAAATTTCATCTTTTTCCTTGTTCGCAATATCTAATAGTTTCTGAATTTCTCCTTTTTCCTCAAGTTTGGCTTTTTCAGAGTCGGATTTCTCCTTTTCGAATACTGCAATTTTTTTAGCTAGTGTTTCGTTGCTTTTCCTGAGAGCTTCAAAGTTTTTATCCTTGTTACTATCTTGAGTTGCTTTCGATTCTTGACTTTTCGAATCATCAGTTTGTGTTTGTTCCTGATCTTGCTTAGTTTGGTCCGCTGAGTTGTTTGGGTCTGTTGACATATTTTATAGCTTTTACGCCATGCTAATTACAAGAATATTCGGCGGGGTACTCTTGATTCAGCCAGATATTAGCAGAAAGGCCCTGTGCATGCAAGAGGGGGGGCTAGTTGAATTGTATGTTTGTTTTAATGTAGATGGTTAGGGAGTGACGACAAAACCGCCAATGGATACCCCCTCTCTTATAATCACCATTAAACAAAGCCTCTGACAACAAAGGATATCCAGGCGTTTTTCCAGTAATTGAAATTATCTTACCGCCCCAAGGGCTGCACATAGGCGACGGATTCGAATGAGTGCTAATCTTTAATAAATCCTGACCCATCTCCAGAGCCGTACTTACAACCGCAGAAGCCCTGGAATTAATAAGTGTCTGTCTAGTCAATCCCTCTACATAAGCAGATAAAGACAAATTCCTTTGCCCGCCTTTCTCGGTCACATAATTGAACCCAGTAATCCCTTTTTCAGTTAATAAATCAGCTAGCCTTTTTGAGATTTGTTTCCTGGACGTACCTAGGACTTGGCCCCTGGCTATTTTGTTTGTAAGTTGGTTCGCTATCTCGGTTGCTTGCTCATTCTTAACCTGTCTGGAAATTAAATTCAGACTGCTTTGGATATTTAAGTAAGAGTTGCTCAAAACCTGCTTAACATCATTAAAAGCTGTTTCTTGAATATCCTTTAAATTTTCTAAAACAAATTGAGTTGCTTTTTTATCAACTAAGCTAAAACCGCCTTTAAAATCTACTTTTTCCAGGGCTTTCTGAACCTCTTTAACACCCGAATCATATTCGCTTTTAGTACCCTCAAAGATAGATGTCTGGGTTGGCTCGTACAATCCTGCCAAGATATTCTGAATCTGCTTTAGGGTTTTTTCTTTATCAGCCCGCTTGAGAAAATCAGTTTTAGCAATTTTAGCTATAATATCTTGCTCGGCCTCTTTATAAATCCTGATTAGAGCGGTGGTGTCCTTTTTTGTTATACCTGCGAACATATTAATAGTTTAGTTAGTTTTCTAGCCACAAAGCCTACATAATAGGCCAAGTGTTCGTTTACATTCCGTAAATCTACCCCACAGCCTGCATAAAATAAACAAAGCTCTGTCGCGTGCCAAGCTTCGTGAGAGATAACTTCTACTTGCCTCCATAAGGGCTTTTGTTTAAATTCAGGGTCAAAAGTAAATAAAACAAGTTGATTGTAATACGGTGAACAATTATCATGAAAAGATGTTTGGGCAAACCCACTAGCCTCCAAATCTATTTTGTGCCTTTTTTTGAATTTTTCTAGCTTAGGGTCGTCCCTGTAAAATACAAAGAAGTTAAAGCCATATACATTTTCCCAAAAGTGCATAATTTAATTTTAATTATTAGCTGGCAAATCCTCCCCATCGGGTGTAAATAAACTATTCTCTTTCTGGATCTCGTTGAATTTATTTTGGGCTTGCTTTTCGCTCAAATCTTGAGTGCGCATTATTGCATCAATTTTAGTTGTAAGCTGGTTATCAAGTAAAAGGGCCTGATTATCTATCATTTCCTTTATATCGTTTACTAGACCATCTCTGAACGTGATTGACGGAATTTCTGGCACTAACCCCTCGGACCCTTCGACGTTGGCGTTTTTTGCTAGGTCTAAAATGCTATAAATCACTCTACCCATCACGTCCCTTATATAGGCTTGTTTCATCACCGCTTTGTGTAAAGACGGTTGTGCCATTCTAAGAATAGCTACTCCGCTCGCACTTCCTAGGCTTACGTCTGGGTCAATCAAGACCTTGGCTAACTGGGTTTCTTCAAATAAAGCTTGCTTTAACATGTTTATTTGCTCACGACTTTCGTTTAAATTACCATCCCAAGTCAAATATTTAGGGTCTGAACTGTTTATATCAGCACCGTAAAATTCTACCTTATCAATAAGCTTCTGAGCTACGATTGTCTCAAATAGTGACTTATCGCCTACGAATAGCTTCTGTGCTTTCTCCGCAGTGTCAAAGCCTAGGTTTTTCGCTTCACCGTCGCTGGAGGTAACCTGTGCAATAGCTTGTTTAATCACCTCTTTTGGCACTATCATTTTTGGATGGGCGTGCTTTTTAAGTACGTATTGAATTTGATTGTAATTCTGATTCATCGCAAACACCTTAGCTACCACGGGGGTTGTGTAATCAGATTTGCCGTAAAAATTCCCAGACGTTTTGTGGTTTGGTAAATGAAATACTAAAGGATATTTACAGTTGGTTTTATAACTTAAGCCCTCGCCTCCACTAGGCTCAAGCGTGTCTACTAGCACGTTTTCCATCATCTCGCTGAAATGCGACATCACAGAATCTGACGTGAAGTCTTTATCGCCTGCTTTTTTTATGTAAGCTTCCCAGATGATTTGGCCTGGGAGATGAATTTCAAGTAGAATAGCAAGATCCCCTTTATTTTGCCCGACCTGCTTCTCAAAATAGATTATATGCCCTTTGGCTTGCTTGCTTGGGTTGTT